TGGCTGGCACCCCATCATCTGGCCAGGCTGGGGCAGGCGGTGGTGGTGGGGTTTCAGTCACGAAAACATCAAACACGGCTGCTGGTGTTACTTGGCGTGGTACGGCAGGCAACGGTGGCAACGCTGCCGGAACATCAGGGGCAGGCGGTGGCGGTGGTGGCCCAGTGCATTTTGAATCAAACAGCAGCGGAAACTACAACCGCGATGCGCTTGACTTGAAATCGGGGTCAGGGGGAAATGGTGGGCAAGGGTACGCAATAATCATTTACACTGCGTGAGGTGAGCTAATGCGGATTGCGTTTATTGATAACAAGAGTACCGTGCAAAATGTCATTATTGCTAATGGAATGAATGATGGCCAAAAGAAGTTATTTCTTGATGAGGCGCACGCTGCTTTTGGCTCTGTTTGGATGCTTGAGATTGAAGATGACACCGCGCCAATCTGGATTGGCGGAACCTGGGACGATGAGCAAGGCTTTTTGCCACCCTCGCAGCCCGAGATTGTTGACGGCATAAGCGAGGTGATTGAGGAGCCTATTGGTATGATTACTGAGCCGCAGCCAGAGCCGCTGCCTGAAGCCCAGGAGCCTGAAGCATAATGCCACGCACAAGCCAGAGCAGCAACGCAGAAATCATTAGGCGCTTAGAGCGCATTGAGCGTGATGTTTCTGAAATCAAGTTAGAGGTTGCAGAGAGCCGTGGCGCGTGGCGTTTGGCTAAGTTTGTGGTGGCGCTGCTTGGCGTTTCCGGCTTGGGCGGCATCACCGCGTGGATGATGGGGCAGGGCAAATGATTCTCAAGGTGCGCTCGCAGCTTGGATTGGCAGAGCGCCTTGGCGTAAAAGCAATGGACGATTGCGGCCCTGCAAGCCTTGCAACTGCAGCTACAGCCCTTGGCGTTGATACCAGCACCAAGGCAGCCCACAAGGCGTGCGCGCAGGCTGGGCGCGTGGATACGCCAACCGGCGCAGAGGGCACGAGCGCCGCGCAGGTGCGCGATGCCGCCAAGATTCTTGGGCTTAAGGCGCGCATTGTCTATCACTGGAGCGAGGCGAGCAATGAGGTGAAGGCTGGCAGCATTCTCATCCTGAATATTCAAGCCAGCCAAAAGGTGGTGCCAGACCGCCTGCGCTCAAAGTGGCAGCGCGATTACTGGCGCAAGCAGCCGCTTGCAACATATGGGCACTGGGTGGTGCTTGCGTATAGCAACTCCACTTGGGAGTATGCTTGCCCTACAATGCAGGAAGGCAAAGAGGGGCGCTGGGCGCTTCCTGAGGAAGTTAAAACCTTGCGCGATAGCAAGGGCAATGCTGGGTTTCCAACACCGCCCGCAATGGTGTTGATTAGCAAGAGGGGAGCCGCCTGATGAATCCAATAATTAATGACCTGCTTAATGCCCTAATCGTAGGGCTTGTGCCGGTTGCCATTGGCGCACTGGGGTACCTAGCCCGTGCAGTGATTAACTACCTGAAGGCACGCCTGGATACAGAGCAGTTTGCAATGCTTGAGGCACTTGCCCGCACGGCGGTGCGCAGCGTTGAGCAGACCCTTAAGAGCGAGGAAGGCGAAGCCAAGCGCATTGCCGCTATGGCACTGGTGCGCTCTGAGGCTATGAAGCGCGGCATTAAGCTCAATGAGGAAGCCATCAGCGCTGCTGTTGAGGCGGCGGTGTACCAAGAGCGCCTGAAACTAGGGGCTTGACAAACTAAACCCTACCCATTCACGATGCATATGCGGCGTAGTCTGCCGCCTATAGGGGAGGTTTAAAATGGATAGGCTTGATGAGTTTAGGGCGCTACAACCCCTGAAGGGGCCACGCTGCACCTATGAGTTGATGGAGTTAGACCCATCAGACCGCGCGGCGCTTGATGAGGCGATACAAACCGTGAGCATCACCAGCAAGGCTATTGAGCTCTGGCTGGAAAAGCGCGGGTATCGTTGGCGCTACTTTGCGATTGCACGCCACCGGCGCGGTGAGTGCAGGTGCACCAATGTCTGAGGGGCTTGATGAAATCCTAAAGGTGCAGCAAGAGCTTGACGCTGCCAAGCGCCCAGAGCGCAAGCACGCTGAGGGCTGGGAGCCTGGGATTCAATGGGATGGCAAGCAGGGCACCATTACCACTGACGCGCTGCCAGCTGAGAATGCGCCAGATTGGTCAACCATCCTGAAGGTATGGGGCTTAAACCCAGACCTGTTTGAGGTGGTTGAGCCTGTGCTGTTCAATGTCTGGGGTGACCCGCTAGGGAAACTCAACCGGCAATGGAAAGGCAAGGTGGTGCAAAAGCGCGTTGCCGCTGACAGTGATGTTTCGGCAATGATTGCAGAGATTAAGCGCTACAAACCCAAGCGCCCACCTGTGCGTGAGGATGGCGTGGCGCTGCTAGTGGCGGTGAGTGACCTGCAAATGGGCAAGGGCGAAGGGGGCGGCAGCGCCGGCATTGTGGATAGATTCCTTGCAGGGATTGGCGAGGTTGAGCAGCGATGGCGTGAGCTTGTGAAATCAGGCAGACCACTAAAGCGCTTGGTGGTGGTTGGCTTGGGTGACCTTGTGGAATCCTGCAGCGGGCATTACGCAATGCAGGCTTTCCAAGCTGACCTAGATAGGCGCGAGCAGGTGACGGTGGTGCGGCGCTTGATGGTGAAGGCGCTCACTCACTGGGCAACCTTTGCGCCTGAAATCATTGTTGCGGCGGTGCCTGGTAACCACGGCGAGAATCGGCAGAGCGGCAAGGCGTACACCACCTTTGGGGATAACGATGATGTGGCAACCATTGAGCAGGTGGGTGAGATAATCCGCGCTAACCCAGCCTATGACCACATTGCGTTTGTGTTTCCTAAAAATGAGTTAACGCTAACGCTTGATGTGTGCGGCACCATTGTTGGCTTGGCACACGGGCACCAAATGAAGGGCACCAGTGAGGCTTGGTGGGCAAAGCAGGCGCTGGGGTTCCAACCCATTGGCGATGCGCAGCTACTACTCACGGGGCATTACCACCACCTGATGGTGAAGCAATCAGGAGCGCGCACGCATATCCAAGCGCCAGCGCTTGATGGCGGCAGCCAATGGTTTACTGAGCAGGCAGGCGTAATCGCGCCAGCGGGCCTGCTCTCTGTGGTGGTTGGCAATGGCTCGTGGGATGACCTGCGGGTTTTGCCTTGCGATGCCGGCACTCCACGCGCGTAAGGAATACCCGCCCTACGGATACTGTGAGGGGTGTGGAGGCGTTGCCCGCGTTTGGCGCTGCAATGAGCGTATTGTTACTTTAGGCGCAGGCTTTGCGGTGGTGGAGGGTGAGGGTTACTGCAAGGAATGCATCAGCTTGGCACTGCGCTTGGCTGATATGCCAGAGGATGACTGAGCAGCCCTGAGAGGCTGCGAGCCCCGCCCGTTCCCTCCTCACGGACGGGGCTACCCCCAGCACGATTGTTACAGTATCCAGCCTGCATAAAAAATAGCCACGCAACAGGCGTTGCCAACGCTTGACAGCCGTTGCAGGGGGGTGTACCTTGTGGGAGTCAGGGAGTGAATCCACCAAACGGTGGGCCTGATAGGGAGTGAAAATGATTAGCGAAATGCGCACCACGGAGTACAGGGATTTGCCGGCAACGAGGGATTGGACAGAAATTACAGAGCTGCTAACAGTTGTTTGGAACTACGATGCATACCAGTTTGATGCGCACCGCACAGGCTGCCAAGACCTTGGGAAGGTTGAAGCGCGATATTTCCACCCGGCAGCAACGCTTGATGTTGCAAAAGACATTGCAGCAAACGGTTGCAATGAGGACACAGAGGATTGTGTGTTGCGGATTATGCCTTGCGCAAAGGCTGCGCTTAAGGCGGTGCGCTGATGCGTACCCTAATTGCTGAGGCGCTGAGTGTGGCGCTGTTTATGTTTGCAATGGTGCTGCTACTAGCAGCGGGAGGGATGCAATGAAACTTGACCGCAGGAATCAACCAAAGACCTATACGCAAATGCCGATTAGCACCAGCCTGCTGCGTGAGCAGCGGCTGCGCGCTGAGATGCTGGGCTTTATCGCGCAGCTCTGCTTTGCGTTTGCTGGGCTCATTTTCGTAGCGGCGCTGATTGGCTAGTGCCGGTGTATCTGTACCGCTGCGATAGATGCGGCGGGGGTGGTGAGGAAAGGCAACACCCAATGAGCTCAACGGAAAGCCAGCGCTGCGGCAAGTGTGGGCGCGTAATGCGGTTGCTGTATTCAGCACCCGCAACGGTTTACAAGGGCACAGGCTGGGCAAAAAAAGATAGGAGGGAAAGCAATGGGTAAGCAATACGAGTTTGTGAAGGCAGAGCAGCGCAGCCCAGAATGGTTTGCGTTGCGTAAGGGCGGCATCACCGCCACTGATGCGGCGGTTATCGCTGGGCTCAGTGAGTATAAAACGCGGTTTCAGCTCTGGGCAGAAAAGACCGGCGCGGTTGATGAGCAGCCCGCAGGTGAGGCCGCAACGCGCGGCATCCTGCTTGAGCAGGCAGTGGCTGACTGGTACACGCTGGAAACAGGGCGCAA